GAAAGATTATAGTTTTCTCCCACTTCAATTCCACATTTGCGTTTTACCTGAGAAATATATAAACTTGAAACCTTCAAGCCAAATTCTTTCAGCACATAATCTTTGATTTCCTGATAGGTTGCTTTCAACTCGGCACTGGTGGCATCCAGCTCGTCCAGGTCTAAGTCGATCTCTATCGTGTCATCTGGTTTTTGTTGGGACAAAAGAACAACCGTCTCAACATGAAACGTCGAAGGAAACATATCGACACAACAGACCTTTTTCACTTCATATCCTCTCGCCTGTAAAACTTCCAGATCTCTTGCCAGACTGGTCGGCTTGCAGGAAATATAAACCATCTGAGGCACATTGTAACGAATGATTTTTTCCAAAGCTTTTGGATTGATTCCGTCCCTTGGTGGATCAAGTACAATATAATCCGGCTTTTCTTCAATACTGTCAATGACTTTGAGCACATCCCCTGCGATAAACTCGCAGTTATGTAAACCATTTAACTGTGCATTCTCTTTGGCAGCTTCCACTGCTTCCTCAATGATCTCCACACCGATCACTTTTTTAGCTACCGGAGAAAGCATCTGTGCGATCGTTCCGGTTCCGGAATACAGATCGAATACAATTTTACCATGCTCCGCAATATCTGCGTCTGTTCCGCTTGGAAGTGCATCTCCGATAAACTCTCTGGCAGTCTGATATAGCACCTCTGCACCCAGGGAATTTGTCTGGAAAAAAGAAAATGGTGTGATCTTAAAGCGAAGCCCTAACAATTCCTCGTAAAAGAAATCCTGTCCATATAAAACATCCGTGCCTTCATTCGTCACGGTATCTGCCACATTGTCATTTCTCGTATGCAGAATACCTGTCATGGTACCTTTGTAATCTGCTGCACGAAGAGCGGCTTTCCAGCCCTCTAATAATTCCTCTTCCGTTCCTGCAAATGCGTTTTCCTGTGCATTGTTCAACGTACTTTCAACTTCATCCATCTGTACTGCGGCAATTCCCGAAAAATCCGTCTGCGTTGTAGTCACCAGATCTACTAATATTTCCCCTGTTTTGACTGCCTTACGGACAAGCAGATGTCTTAAATATCCGGTGTGACGCAGTTTATGGTAATAGGTGATATTTTTTTCACGAAAATAAGCAAGTGTGACAGACAGGATTTTTCTGAAATCCTCATCCACGATCTGGCAGTTTTCCACCGTCACAATATCATAAAAGCTTCCACGCTTATGCATTCCAAGTGCTAACGGTCCATCCTTAAATTCATCCCCAAAGGAAAATTCCATTTTATTGCGGTATGCAGTCTGCCTTGGACTTTCCTTGATTCCCAGAAACTGGTAATCCCGGTTTTCCTGATCGATCACATCATCCATTAATTTTTTTACCTGTTCTGCTTTCATCTCAAGCTGCCTGTCGTATGGAAGTGTCTGGTAAGTACATCCTCCACATTCCCCGGCATGGACACATCCTGTTTTGTCCCCTTCTAGCGGTGACTTTTCCAATACCTCTAAAAGTCTGCCCTCTGCCTTTCCTTTGCGGATTTTATTGATGGAAGCAGACACTTTCTGTCCCGGTATCGTATTTTTTACAATAACCTGTCTTCCATCCTCTGTTCTGATAATTCCCTTATTTGGAAAGTCTACGCGCTCGATCACGCCTTCTATGATTTGTCCTTTTTTCATAAATTCCTCGCATTTTTATTTCATCAACTATAAAATTGTCCATGATTCCATTGACATTTTATTAACTTCACAGTTTTCTATTTCTTTTATCTGTTACACAAGAAAAAAGGGCTGCATCCGCAGCCCTCCAGATTATTTTTATTCTTCTTCTTTTTTCTCTGCTGGTTTTGCCGGCTCTTCTTCGTCCTCTTCATCTTCGAAGAAATCGTCATCATAATCATCTTCAAAATCGTCTTCAAAATCTTCCAGATAATCTGGTGTAAAGAAACGATATACGCCATATACTGCTGCTGCAACTGCTGCAATAATACCGATGATTGCAAAAATCCATACAACCTTTGATGTTTTCTTTTCTTCTGCTTCTTTTTTGTTTAATAATTCATTCAACTTTGTCATATTGATCAGATCCTCTTTCTTATTGAGTAAGTCGTTTAACTTTGTCGCATTGATGAAATCTTCCACCTTGTTCATAGTGTTCCGCTCCTTCTCTTATTTATACTTTTATAGGATATGCAAAACCTAAACGCAATACACACCAGAAAAATCTATGTGCACTGCTCATTGCTTACGCCCATTATACCATATCCTTTACTTTTCGAATATAAAAAATTTATATTTTTCAAAAATTTTATATATTTTTTAGAGTTTCGGATACACAAACGTCCCTGCTCCCAAATAGAATCAGATACGCTTTAATTTTGCAAAAGAGGCAAACATTTTTTTCACACCATATCCTTCGAAATCCACGGTCACCTCGTAATCTCTTCCGCCATCCATGATATTTTTCACAACTCCTCTGCCAAACTTGATATGCGATACGGTGTCCCCGACACCATAGTCAAGCTCTGACTTTACAACACCCTTTGTGACAAGTGCCTTTGCCTGCATACTCTGTCCGGAAGGCTGCTGGCGCAGTGTTGTTCTTTTCGGTCTTGCTGTTGTCTGGTTCTGTAAAAAAGATGGGAAACTGCTCTCTTTTCCAAAAGAAGATTCTCTTGCAGATGCCGGCTTTCTCAGTTCACTGTCCAACAGTTCAGACGGAATCTCCCGAACAAACCGCGATACTTTATTATATTGCGTTTCGCCACGAATCATACGTTGTCTTGCACAGGTAATTGTAAGTTCTTCTTTGGCTCTCGTGATCCCCACATAAGCCAGGCGTCGCTCCTCTTCTAGATCCTCAGAAGAACTGTCCGAAGTGATGGACATATAACTTGGGAACAATCCATCCTCCATTCCGGCAAGGTAAACTTTCGGGAACTCCAGACCTTTTGCACTATGTAATGTCATTAAAACAACATAATCACTGCCCTCATCGAGACTGTCGATGTCTGCAACCAGTGCCACTTCCTCTAAAAAACCACTGAGTGTCGGATGTTCCTCGCCTTCCTCGTAAGCAACCACTTTGCTGATCAGCTCATCGATATTCTCAATACGCGCCTTTGCCTCCTCGGTATCTTCCGCTTCCAATTCTTTCACATATCCGGTTTCGTCTATAATCTCCTGCAAAAGTTCAGAAACGCTGATAATCTCTACTTTACTGCGCATCACCTGAATAAAATTCACAAATGGCTTGATCTTTGCAGCACTCTTGCCGAGTGTCGGAATATCGTCTGCCATTTTCAATGCATTATAAAAACTGATGTCTGCCGCAGCCGCATAATCTGCCACACGGTTTAAGGTTGTTGCACCGATTCCACGTTTTGGCACGTTGATGATCCTGCGGACAGCAAGATCATCTCTTGCATTATCGATCGTTTTTAAATAGGCAAGCAGGTCTTTGATCTCTTTTCTTGCATAGAAGTTCACGCCGCCGACAATCTTATATGGAATATTGGATACGATAAATTTTTCCTCAAAAAGACGGGACTGTGCGTTTGTGCGGTAGAGAACAGCGCAGTCACCGTAATGATATCTGCCGTCCTTCACACAGGCATTGATGTCCTTTGCGACATACTCTGCCTCTTCATAGCCTGTCTCAAACTGCTTGAAACCGATCTTTTTCCCCTCTTCATTGTCTGTCCAGAGTGTCTTTCTTTTTCGTCCCATATTGTTGGAGATCACTCCGTTTGCAGCATTTAAAATATTCTGCGTAGAACGGTAATTCTGTTCCAGTTTTATCGTCACTGCCTCCGGAAAATGTTTTTCAAAGTTCAGGATATTATAAATATTCGCACCGCGGAACTTATAGATAGACTGGTCATCATCACCAACGACACACAGGTTCTTATACTTTCTGGCAAGAATACTGATCAGTTCAAACTGTGCCGTATTCGTATCCTGATACTCGTCCACCATAATATAGCGGAAGCGTTCCTGATAGTAGTCTAACACCTGATCATCCGTTTTAAACAATTCAACCGTCTTTACGATCAGATCGTCAAAATCAAGTGCATTATTCCGCCGCAGTGCATCCTGATACTCTCTGTAGATCTCTGCCTGTTTCCGTTTCGCAAAATCCCCGGAAGCAGCCGCACGGAGAGAAAATTCCTGTGGATCTACCAGTTCATCTTTTGCTTTGGAAATCGCAGCAAGCAGACTCCGCTCTTTGTAAATCTTAGTATCCACATTCAGACGTTTACAGATATCCTTCATCAGTGTCTTCTGATCATCGGAATCATAGATTGTAAAATTAGTGTCAAACCCGATACGGTCAATATGACGTCTTAAAATGCGCACACAGGTAGAATGAAACGTTGATACCCAGATGCTCTCAGAGCCATATCCCACAAGCTGGTCGATTCTCTCACGCATCTCACCTGCCGCTTTATTCGTAAAGGTGATCGCCATAATATTGTATGGATTCACGCCCTTTTCTTCGATCAGATAGGCAGTGCGATGTGTCAGAACCCTCGTTTTTCCGGAACCTGCACCCGCCAAGATCAAAACCGGTCCCTCCGTGTGAAATACCGCTTCTCTCTGCTGTTCGTTCAATGTATCATAAATGCTCATAGACATCTCCATTTCCGTTGTTGTTTGTAATATTCAATCCCTTTTTTATTACAATATCATATTCCCATCTATTGTAACACATTATCCCTGCTTATGAACAGTAAAATCGAACATATTTTCTTTTTTTAACAATAAAAAATAACCGTCCAGCTCCTGAGAAAAGTTGACGGTTATTTTAACATTGATTTTTCGCCGGAGTAGATAGCTCACACCTATCTATCGGCTTTCCTGTTAAGGGCATTATATGACAAACATATATTTTTGTCAAATACACCCGTCTCTTTTTTTACCTTTGCGTCAGAAATAATCTACGACCGTCCACATTCAAATTCATACAATTAAATTCAATTGTATCTTGTCATCTAGTTTTCAATACTATACTTATTATGCTTTTCTACGTGCTTTTTCTCGCATTTTCCGTTATTTTAAACCTCAAAACATCCCTTTTTAATGCATTTTATAGGCTCTCTTACAATTATCAGTATCATGATAGTATCACAAGTTAATTGCTACTCGCTCGGTTGCACTGGTGTGAGTTCTTATAAATTCACTTACGCCGGTTCGCTGCATTCCACTATTACGGATGTCTTTTCGATCAATGAAATGCTTATTATTTACATACCGGGTGTAAGCAATCTCTTTATTCTCAATATTCCACCAGCTCATCAGATACTCGGTTTTACAGCTCTTACAGTACACCGGACAGTTGACGATCTTCGTTGTGCTGGTAAGCTTCAACAACTTCTTACGGCACACCGGGCAAAGCAGCAAACCGTTTTCATCTCTTGCGAAATTCTCCGGCAATGGTTCGGGTTCTGGCATCTGCTGCATTTTCTCAATTACCCGCTCTGGTTCTTTCTTCTTTGGCTTCTTCCTTGGTTTTACTTCATCAGGTTTGCATAGCAAATAAAATGCTTCTGCAGACTTTTGTAGCTTCTGAGCGATTTTTTTAATAGAATAGCCATCAAGAGCCATATCATTGGCAGAAATGGCGACCTGTGCGAAATTATAAAGAGTATCAAAATATAAGATTTCCTCATCTTCATTTACAACCTCTTTCGGTTTTGACATACGCACACCTCTTTCATAAAAAAAATTGCAGGGGATGGATTCGAACCACCGTTTCCGGTTAAGGAGACCGGAATGCTGCCATTACATTACCCTGCATATTGAGTATTGCCCCACATCAACCGAAGTCAATGCGGGGCGCTCCCTCTATGCGGAAGTTCCAAGAAAATTTTATATTAACCGGTGGCAGATCCCGGATAATACCGTTTTAGGCTTCTGGTAAAGCCTGATAATAGATCGCTTTCGCTTTATTTTCAAGGACAAAAGCATCATACACAATACGACCTTCCACCAGTTCGCCATTGATTCCCGGCGGATTCTGGTGCGTATTATAACTGGTCAGTTTCTCCGGGCAAACTGTAGCACATGGATGACAGAGCATGAAGCCGAAATGTGCCGGCAGTCTGCTTCCTGGTACTTTAATGACTTTAGCACCATCAAGGTTGCCAATTACGCCCTTAATACGCATGTCCTCGCCTACTTCTGTATTGAGAACAATTTCGCTGTTCTGCTTCATGATCCTGTACACGTCTGGTGTCACGATCAGAACACGCCCGGTCTCCGGCACAAGTGCATCATCAAGCGTTTTTGAAGCGTCCAGAATCTTCTCATAAATATTAGTTTTAGTAAGGGCAACCGCAGCCGCCTTTGTTCCGGCGTTCGTTGTCATTACAGTATAAACATAAGTATCAACTTCCGGGATGACAACCTCTCTGATCTGGCGTGCAAGTGCGCTTGCTGCTTCGAGAGTTTTAGCTGTCTCGTCCTTATCTAAAGTATCAATTACAAAAGTGAATGATCTGTCGTTTTTAAGCGTCATTGTCTCAACTGTGTCGTCCAGATCTTTAATTGCTCCGTATCTGCTCCAATTTCCGGCAGCCGCACCACGACGACCATAATCATTCATTTCAGCAGTGCTTACTTTGAAAATTTTAACAGTCTCAGCACCGTCAAAGTTGAAGTCCTGATTTGTAATTAATGATTTTTTACTCTCCTGCGTGAATACTTCATCCACATAAGGAAGGTATTTTGTAACTAACTGAATAGCCATAATTTACACCTATTTAAGCCCAAAAGCATCTCGTAGGGCGTCGTGCCTGCTGTTGTCTTTAACGACTTTCCCGATAGGGTTACATGTTCCGATAACGACGCCGCCAATAGCCGGGCTTTCACCTTTCAATTTTTTGATCGCTTCCATGCTTTTCTGGAAGTCTTCCTCTGTATTCATGTTCAGAGCGTCCACAAGATAATCTGGAAGCCCCTCTTTTTTCAACGCTTCTCGTGCGTTCAGCTTCCGTTCTCTCATGTCAAGCTCTGCTGCTCTTTTACTTAATTCATCATCACCGTTTCCGGCTGCCTTGCTGCGTTCTTTCGCAAGTCTCTCCTGCACAATGCGGTTGACATCTTCCTGCGTGAATGTCTTACCCTCTGTGCTTGTCTGTATGCCCTCTGTTGAGGTATTTTGTAAATCTTCCATAGTTTTATCATCCTTTCATTTTACGCCCGAAATAAGGCTATTTTTTCCGCTTATACGGTGCGTGCCCCGGGGGCGGTTTCTCACCATGCCCCAGGGTGTTATCTGTGTACCCACTCACAAATAAAAACATCATTTTAGGAAAATGAAGAAAATAAAGAAGAACAAATACATATGGCATTTGCAATATCATTATACAACATAATTACATATTTGTGTATATGTTTTTCAATTATTTATCATTTAATTGCAACAAATATACATATTGCAAATAGTGCTGTCATACTATCTTTTGCAACCACATTTGGCAACACTTTACTCCAACAAATTCCAACAATAGACCTTAACAAATCTTAACATCACACCTTAGCAAATCTTAGCACGTCTCCGGGGTGGTTGTGGTTTGTATTTGGTTTGATACTTTCCTTATATTTTCCTTTGTATTCTCTATGTATTCTCTATGTATTCTCTTTGTATCTGGTCTATAGATTTCCTATATTCAATTCCGCCGGCACAAGGTTTTGCAAGGCTTAATTCCTTAGGTTTTCTTAGGCATCAAGCTCGCATAAAATCCGGGCAAATCCGAGCAATTTAATAGTGAACGTTCGCCTTGAATCCGAACGGTAAAGCGAACGTTTTGCACCCTTTTTCATGCACACAAACTTGCACCCTTTTCATGCACACAAAATGCACACAAAAAATGAAACGTTTCAAAAAAACGTTTCACTTCCAGACACAACAAAAGCCTACTACATTTCTGTAATAGACTCTCATTGGTGTGAGCTTGTATCATTCAGAGCATTGCCGCCCTGGTTAATGCATTTCAATTAATAAAGGTCTGCGCTGATCCGCTCTTGCGAATACCCTTTTCCATAATTCCAAAAGTTGTGCTTTTCCATAAAATGCACAATGCAGCATTACCATGTATTTATACTCATTGTATGTATCTGTACCAAATTTAATCAATCCGTCTATTATCTCGTCAACGATCGGTGTTAAATCTGTAACTTTTTTATCTTTCATACTTCCTCTTTCTGCCGGAATCTGCTACAATGCAGACGTAACCGGACTTTGTGTAAGGTTATTGTGTTACGTTGCCCTGTGATGGTGTGCCAGCACCGCCCGGGGCGTTTTTAAGTTCTGCCAGAACACGCATAAATTCATTTCTTCTTATGTCTGACAACTTCCTATTCCTTGCGATCTCGCATAAGGCGCAGTAACTGCGGTCATCCGGGTACATGGCTTTATACCTTTTCTTTACCTCTTCAATCTCTGCAATTGTAAGCTTTGCAAGCTCTTTCAGAATGTAATCATCATTCCTCACTTTTCAATTCTCCTCTCTATCAATTCCAATGCATCAAGTATTATGCTTCTGGTCTCTGCTCCGTACTTCTCCACAAGCTCCGCTGCTCTGTCCGTCAATGCGGTGTATTCTTCCTCAGTCTTTGCTCCATGGTGTTCTCTGGTCATCTTCCAGAGATCATTGTATAGATCAAATAGCTTTTTAAGTTCTGGCTCTGTCATACTGTCAACCTCAATGCGCACGGCATCCAATGATCTCTCTTGTATGGATATTTCATACTTTTAGCTATTGGTAGTGAAAGCCCTTTACCAATAATAAAATGCACTAGACAAAAATAATCGCCGCCATACACAATACTTATATTTTCCTCTTTCAATATTTCTTTCAAAGCTTCATTACCTTCAGCATTCCAACCAGCCCACATTATAATATGCGGATTTTTTGTATAACACATTGCAATACCGCCAGTATAATCAATCCCTTTGCTT